TTAAAGATTCTCTTCCCTTGGCACGACCAGTTCTTTTCTTAAACCGATCTATCATTGCATTATTATCTTCAACTATCAATTCTCCTGTCTTATCATAAGTAACACCCTTCAGTTCATATCCTTCAAACTTCGTAATCTTTGCCTTTATCTCATTAGGCTCAGTATCAGACGCAAGAAAAGTATTCCATTGAGCATCTGATAAGGACTTTATCCCCTTGGCATCAACTTTTTTTAATACTGCTAATAGAGATAAGGTTCTAGGCATTCGCTTGTTGCTGTTTGAGTTTCTCTTCCTCTAAGTGTGCTCTCAACATTTCAACATACACGTCCCTTTCCCAAGGAATCATGTTTTCAATCTCAGTTAATGAATATTTATGATACTGCATGAGAGAAAAATTAAGTTTAAAATAATTTTCCAGACTCATGTGTATCATCCCTATCCGAAAAAACTTGATAGTCCCTCCAATACTACAGTGCTTTCCACTTGAGTATTAGGATTTTTAATCTTTACTGTATGAGAGAGTTTAGGCATTGTCTCAAAGAATGTTTCAATCTCTTTGAACTGAGATGAATTCATTTGCTCTAAGAATGAATTCATCTCCTTCTTAGTGCAATCATTAGCTTCCCATACCTCTTCTTCATTATAAATTTTATCCACACATGAAGCAATCAAATCAAATGACTGATCCATAGTTGCATCTTGACCAAAATCAAAATTGTTTTTAATAAATTCTGCAAGAGATGGATACTTCATCTCCATCATTAAGTTAGCATCTAATTTAATCTTATTAGTATGCTCATCATTCTTCACTACCTCAATCTCATCAATCGGAATCTTTACAGGAACATAAGTCGTATTATCATCAGCACAAAGAAGTTTAACTTCAATCTCTTCACCTACAGACTTACCTCTTATATTTAAAAATAGATACTCAATATCAAATGTAGGAAGTGTATCTACTTTAATTCCTTTTGTCTGAATACAAGACTTTATAACATTCTTGATAGCAGTGGTTATCTCTTTTACATCTTCTCCTTCTAAAGCTAAAACCAATAATTTCTCTTCTTTAACTAAAAAAGGTCTATATTGAATTGTTTGTCCAGTCGAAGGTAGTTCCAACTCATATGTCGGGGTCGCAATCTTTGGTAAAGGCATAATATCCTATAGAAATTTCAGTGTATTTTATTTAGCAGGTTTATTGGGCGTTCCCTCTCCTTCCTTCTTCAATATCTGCGACTGCCTGTCGTGCTATTTGAGCTCGTCTACTATCACCTGCAGCAAATGCAGATTCGTGTGCTCCTTTATTAGTTGAAGCAACAAGACCAGTTTCATTAAATCCTGCTCCTGCTACCCACGCTCCTGAAGTATCTCCATCTCCCAAGACTGGATAAGAAGCCGCTTTAACTGTTGTTGCACCAGTAATATATCTACTAAAGTTAAAATTAACAGTGCATTTTAATGTCTGTGCTCCGTCATAAGAAACTGGCATTGAATCAATACTAATAGGATATGCATTTAAAAATGAGTATATTAAAGAAGGTTGCTTATAATCTCTCTCAAATTTATTAATGTAAATTTTTGTTTGATATTGGTTGGGAAAATTTACTCTATAAAAATAATTTGGTTTAGAACTATTCTGCTCATTAACAATATATCCAATCCATGTTTCAAAAAACTTTATCTGTTTATAATCTCTATCAACTAAAAAAGTAAATGATGCAGTTGTATCATATTGTCTTCTATGAACATGTCTCTCTGTTATTCCAGTATGATCATTAGTAAGTTCAGCAGTAGCTAAAGAAGTTCCAGGTAAAGATGCCTCCATACAAGACAAAGTATAATCTAAATCTCTATTTGCATCAGGAATTAACTCCAATATAGAAGAAGGAGGATTAAACCAACATTCATAATGTGTAGTTAACGCAGTATTTAAAATAGAAGATTTTAACTTGGATACTGCTGTTGGTTGAGGGGTACGCATTATAGACCCATAAATATTACTACTTGATATATTATGTAGTCAAGATAAATGGGAGAAAGTAAAAAAAGTTTATTTAAACCCGCATTTCCCCGAAAATACAAGGGAAATGCAAATAATATTATATGTCGTAGCACTTGGGAGACCAAATTCTGCAACTATTGTGATTTGAATGAGAATATTCTTGAGTGGGCAAGTGAAGAATTTTTTATTAAATATGTCTCACCTGTTGATAATCGGTTTCATCGTTACTATCCAGACTTTCTTATCAAAGTCAAAGAAAGCACGGGTGAAATTAAAACCTATGTGATTGAGGTAAAACCAAAGAAACAAACTCGACCTCCTAAACAAAGAAAAAAAGTGACTCAATCATATCTCTATGAATGTAAAACCTATGCTGTTAACACAGCTAAATGGGCAGCAGCAAGAGAGTTTTGTAATGATAGAAAAATTGAATTTAAAATCATTACTGAACAAGAACTAGGAATATATTATGGCAGATAGTTTTCTTCAACAAGAGAATCCATTTGATGAAGGGTATTTTGAACAATATTCTCAACAAGTAGGTGATAATAGAATTGCACCTATCAAAGAAGAATTGAAAGAGATGAGTGATCCTGAAGAAATGATGCTTCTTATCATGGATACACTAAAAGATACTGAAGTAGTGCCAGATGTAGGACAGTATTACACTTTCATATACACTGCAAAAACTCCCCGACTTCAATATGACCAACACCCTCTTGTCGCAGTAACTGACATCCAAAGATGGGGATTCAGAGGCCTCAATTATCATTGGGGTAAGTTTAGAAACTATACATGGGAAGAGATCGGAGGAGTCCTCTATGTGGTTCGACCCAGTGAAATAGATGACTTAAAAAATATATCATATGCCTATTTCCTTACAACTCTATAAATAACTAAAAAATAATATAATGTCTTTTAGTAAATCAAAAACTATAACATTTGTAGGGGCTACTGGTAGTGGTCTTATTAGTGGTGGAAAGAGTGGTAAATATGCCACTAATGTTATAGAAACGACGAATGAAGATGGTAAAAAAGATTTTGTAACTGAAGTATACAGATGTCCTACATTTGGCAATTGCACCCTAGATAATGCCACTAAAATAGGAACAAGAAATAGTATTGGAGCATTAGTGTTTAATGATAGCGAAAATGATACAGAAAGACAATATTATGATAAAGTTAATAAACAAACAAAAAGTCAATCTAATGGTTTAGTCTCAGGTTTAACTGCAGAGGAACAAACAACATATAATCTAAGAACAGGAAATGGGAATCAAGCTCTTATTAATAGTACAACATCAGAAGGAGAAACTATAGGAGGTGATGATAATACTGGTGCTGCTGACATAAAACTCGAAGACGCAATTGCAAAGGGTAATCAGACTTTAAGCAGTATATCCGTTGAGGGAAGAAGATTTAGAGAATCCTATGGAAATTACTCTTATCCTGAAGATTTAAAAAGTAACAAACAAGATAGAATTAGATTCTCTCAGTCATATAGTGAAGGAACAAAATTACAGGCTGATCTAATTAACCCAAAAGTCTTTCAAAGAAGAATTAAAAAGATAACAGGTTCAGTTACTCTTCCGATTGTAACAGGAATACAAGATGAGAATAGTGTAGATTGGAAAGGAGCAACTCTTAATCCCATTCAAGCACTTGCAGGAGCAGGAGCACTGGGTGTATTTGAAACAGTTAGAGAGGGTGGACAAATTGATGATGCTATTTCTCAAGGAGCCGCAGCAGTAGGAAACGTAAGAAATCAATTAATAAATAACAAACAAGTAGGAAGTGATATAGCATCAGCTATTAATGTATATCTTGCACAACAAGCAGTGGGTGCTCAAGGATTACTCTCAAGAACAACGGGTGCAATTCTAAACCCAAACTTAGAAATGCTTTTTGGTGGTCCTCAGTTAAGACGATTTACATTTTCATTTACATTATCTCCTAGAGATGCAGATGAGGCAACACAAGTAAGAAAAATTATTAGATTCTTTAAACAAGGAATGTCCGTTAAAACATCAGCATCTAATGTTTTTCTCAAATCTCCTAATGTTTTTGATATAGAATATAAATCATTTAACACAAATGGTACAGAAATAACCCATCCATCTATCAACATTATCAAGACATGTGCTCTTACTTCATGTAATGTTCAATATACTCCTAATAACACTTATATGACATATGAGGATCCATTCCGAACAATGCAGTCATATCAACTTACCCTTCAATTTGGTGAACTTGATCCTATATATGATGATGATTATGCAAAATTAGATAACGATCAAGATCAAGTAATAGGATACTAAAATGCCAGCTTATTTCCGTAACATTCCAGATTTTGAATATGTCAGTAGAGATGCTAACACTAAACAAATCTCAGAATACCAAAAAGTAAAAAACCTCTTTA